ATTCTCAAGGGCTGCAGACGTACAGAATAATTTATTAAAACCGAAAACAGAGATAAAACAGGCTGGACTTAAAAAAGAGTTGATCCGAAAAGATAAATCAAAATCATCTGATGATAAACCTGTTTTGAAACTGGTTAAGATGGCACCGGAGGAAAAACCTGTGGGGCGTAAACGCGCTTCATAGCATTGGCGTCGGATTATCTTAGATATAGCTCCTGGCTTTGCGCTGGGAGCTTTTTTTTACTTTTTTGAAAATTCGTAGAAATGTCTAATTTATTTTTTATCCCTCAGCATGAATATTTTATATAAAGGTTTTTTGGGGTGAGGAATGGATAAATATTTTACAGTTGAGGAACTTGCTAAATACCTGCAATATGCGGAAAAAACCATTTATAAATGGGTTCTTAATCAGGAAATACCGTATATCAAAATCAATCAGACTGTCCGCTTTAAGCTTTCTGACATTGAGAAATGGCTTGAAGAAAAGAAAGTAAGCAGTTTGCCGGAAAAAAAGGTTTATACAGACGGCGAATTATTTAACGAAACAGATATAACTCCAAAAACTGATGTTAATAGCGGATTAACTTTTCCAAAGATGGCGTTTCAGCGAAAGGCACAAGATGACACGTTATGAGATAAAAGATGAAATCAAAATGTACGAATAAGAACAGATGATGATATGAATCAGAATTAAAAGTTTTATTAAAAGGAGGTAGACCGTGACCGAAATTGATAAAGCCATCGAGGAAGCTAGCGCTTCTGCTCTGCCTTTTGAAAGCTGGCTGTGTTTGAAAGGCGAATCTTCCAAAGCTTACGCAGCTTTTTGTGTTTACCGTGATATGAAATCCGAACGGAGTATCAAAAACGCCGTTGACACTCTTGAAAAAGATGATAGGGAACGCAAAAAAGCTTACAGTACATGGCGGGGCTACGCATCGGATTTTCACTGGAAGGAAAGGGTCGCCGATTACGACCGTCATCTTGAAAGGATGAAACAGGAGGAGTTAAGAAAAACTATCGAGGCGCAGGGAGAACTTCATCGGGAGGTTACGGCGAAAATGTTAGGTGTTGTTAAATGCAAACTTGAAATTATGAACCCTGGGGATTTGACGGTTGGCGCTGTTACTGAATGGGTGTCAACGGCGGTAAAAACAGACAGAGAGGCGGNAAATATATTAGCGCCTAACGCAAAGAATGACGTTAGGCAGGGCGAATTGAACTTTGTGTCGGACTTTCAAGGTCTTTAACATAAAATCCGCTTCCATGCGGATTTTATGTTTAGAAGTTTTTACGTTGTAAAAACTTCAGCTAAAGCAAATAAACAGCGACATCCATGTCGCCTAAAGCAATGAGGAATTATGACGAGCGTTATTTTTAAGCCTACCGCAATACAGAGAAAAGCGCTTGCGCTTCTTAAAAGCGGAGCGAAACACATTTTACTCTTTGGCGGTTCAAGAAGCGGTAAAACTACTGTTATTATAATGGCGGTTATTTACAGGGCTTTGAGGTTCGCCAAAAGCCGTCATTTAATTTGCCGTTACAGGGCGAAAGACGCAAGGTCGTCTGTGTTACGTGAAACTCTATTCCCGTGGCTTGATAATACTGTCGGTAAGGACGGTTATACATATCTGGCGCATGAGAGCGTGATTACGCTTTTTAACGGTTCTGAAATTTGGATTGGAGGACTTGGCGATAAAGAACAGGCGGATAAAATACTCGGTCATGAGTATAACACTATTTATTTTAATGAGATAAGTCAGCTTTCCTACGCTGCTGTAACTACCGCCTATTCAAGACTGGCGATGAGAATTAAAGACTGTAAAAACCTGTTTTTTTATGATTGTAACCCTGGCTCTCCGCTTCATTGGGCTTATAAAATCTTTGTTTTGAAAAAGGTTTTTCTTACAGGCGAGTCGTTAGAAAAGCCGGAACTTTACGCTTCCATGCTGTTGAATCCTGAAGATAACAGGGAAAATCTGCCGGAAGATTACATATCGGACATTCTTGACGTTCTTCCTGAAAAACAAAAAGCGAGATTCAGAGACGGGCTGTGGGTTAAGGCAGAAGGCGTGATATACGACCGCTTTGACGAAAGCATGATTGTCAAGGTTAACGATTTGCCTGAAAGGTTTGACAGTTACGCCGCAGGTCAGGATTTTGGATTGAATATCACTTTTGTAAAAATAGCGTGGCTGGATGATACGGTTTATGTGTTATGCGACTACGGCGCTTTCAATATGACTACGCAGTCATTCAATGAGGAACTAACGGCAAGAGGCTGGCTCAATAACCCTGATGACATGGGGCTGCTTGTCTATTGCGATCCGGCTGGCGGAGAGAGAATTCAGGAAATTACAGGAGGCGTTAAGGCGAATAATTCTGTTGACAGCGGCATTGATTTTATCAGCGCGAAAATGGAGAGAGGTCAATTTTTCGTATGTGAGAAATGCACTGGTGTGTTGTCTGAAATTTGGGATTACTGCCGTGATGAATCGGGAGAAATTGTCAAGGTAAACGATCATTATCTGGACGCTTTGCGTTATGCGATATTTTCCGATGCGCAGCATGGGGTGGTAATGCTGTGAATATCTTTAAAAACTTAATACCTAACTTTAAGCGGAGTAAGATACAACAGCAGGCGACAGCTAAAGCAATGTTAGTAAATAATTCCACTACGTTAAATTCATTGTCGATTGATGATGATTTTAGTATCTTTGATTACAACAGTACAGTTAATAACGCATTTTATTTACACGCATGGGTGAATATCGCAGTCAATATTTTAATCAGAAATATTGCGAGGGCTGAATTTACCCTGAAAAAAGACGGAAATGACGTTACTAACGGCGCTGTTTATGATCTGTTCAGAAGACCTAACGCCGCTATGAGCCGCTATGATCTGTGGAAGGAAACCGCAGCATGGTGGTTTATTGAAGGTGAGGCGTTTTGGTGGTTTGGCGCCGGCTACAGCGGGGGAATTCCAGAAGAAATTTATATTCTCGATCCTAGAAATATCAGGCATGAGGGAGAATTAAATTGTTTGGATTGCGGCTTACAGAAAACTTCCCGCCGTTGGTTCTACTACGCAAACGGTGAAATAATACCTATACTTTCTGACGAGATAATCCATTTCCGGGACTTTAATCCGTGGAATCCTGTTCGGGGGGTTAATCCTCTTGTCGCTCTTTCTCCTGAAATTGAACAGGATTATTACGCCAATAAATCAAATTCGCATTTATTAAAAAACAACGCAATTCCTCAAGGTATTTTAAAAACTGAACAAACATTAAGAGCGGAAGAAGCTGATCAGCTTGAAAGACGATGGGAGAGTAAATACGGAAATATTAAGACAAGCCGAAAAATCGCTGTTCTTGGCAAGGGAACAAGTTTTCAACCGCTTTCTTTTTCTCCTGATGTAATAAAATTTTTTGAGTTAAAACGTTGGAATCTTTATACAATTCTCGCCCGTTACGGTATACCTCCCAGGGTTGCCTATTTAAGCGATAGGTCATCGGCGCTGTCGGGGAAAGACACTACGGAACAGCACAGCGCGTTTTGGAAATTCACTTTAATTCCAATTCTCAAACAGTTTGAGCAAATTCTGGAAAGCCAGTTTTTTATACGCTTCAATCTTAAAGAGAATGGTGTCTTTGATCTTTATGATGTGCCTGAATTACAGGAGAGCGAGGATGCCCAGAGTAAAAGAGATATTGCGGAAATAAACGCCGGATTAAAAACGATTAACGACATTTTAAAGGAGAGAGGCAAGGAGCCGAAGCCGTGGGGCGACATATGGTATAAACCTAATAATTTAACCCCTGTTGATGTAAAAAAGAACGGAGTTAATGAAGGTCAATAATCATGGGCTGCACTCTAATAATTAGCAGAAAGATTAAACTTCACAATTATTTTATTAACAAGTTAATTGATATGGGATTCAGAAATGTCAAAGCTACTTCGGTTGATAAAACAGGATTGGATATGCTTATTAACGATATAAAACCCCGTACTGTTATTATTGATGTTGAATTTTATAAATCGGCTTCATGTTACATGATCAATCTTTTGATGAAGCGGTTTGAGAAAATTGATTTTATTGTTGTTTCATTTTATGAATACCCTGTTGAACTGGGTATGTGGCTTATTTATAACGGCGTTAAATCGTTTATCAATTTAGTGGAAGGAGATGAACAATTTTTTTACGGGCTTGAATGTGTAAGGGATGGGAAACAGTATATTTCACCTGATATACAGGAGTGTATGGATACCCGTGAATTTTTTCCTCTTCTTGCGGTTGAAGTATCTGATAAGGAATTTCAAATATGGAGGTGTTTATGCAACGGTTTTACTGAAACTGAAACTGCGATTGATTTGGATATAAGCACTTCAACGGTTGGCTTTTATAAGACGAAGCTGCTTAACAATTTGGGAACACGAAATGACAAAGAAGCTATGAGGGTAGCGCATTATTTAAAAACCTTTAAAGACGGAGAATTAAATTTTTACGGAAGAAATTATGAATTGGGAAATAAAAAGCCAAAAACTAATTATGGTAAAAAGAAAAGCTGTTAACAGAGATCTCGAACCTGCGGTTCGGATAACAGTGAACAGTGAACAATTAACAATGAGCAATGACAAGAAAGATTAAAGTAAGAATTTATATTATGGAGGTTAGAAAAAATGATTTTAAGAACTAAAAGCGGAGAACACATAACAAATAATGTTTCTATTTTGCTTGATTTTTTGGGAGTGAAAAAAGAAGCGGCTGGTGTTCAAAAATTAAGCGGCGATATTGAGTTAGTCGCTTCGGTTCCTTTCAAAAGTGAGAAATTAGAAATTAGAAATGAGCAAGATGGTTATGCGTGGACATTAAGCACATTTGACTTAGATAGATACTGTGAGCGTATTGATCCGCATGGCTGGGATTTTTCGCAATTTGTTAAAAATCCTGTTGTTGAGTGGTCGCACCGGTACGATATTCCGGCTATCGGGAAAATCGAAGGCTTAAAAATTGATGATAACGGGCTGCATGGGACTGTGTTCTTCAACAGTAAGGAGTTTGATCCTTTCGGCTGGTCTATCGGGGAGCGTGTTAAGGCTGGCGTTATCCGTGCCGGATCTGTCGGTTTTCGGGTTTTTGAGATTGAAATACCTGATAAGAAAACTGCGGAGGATGGTACTGTTCTCATTTTTCGCAAACAGGAATTATTGGAATTTTCGATTTGTAATGTTCCTGCGAATCCGTTCGCGTTAGCAAAGAACAGAGAACAATCGAACCTGCGGTTCGGAACAAAGAACAATGAACAAATAAATAATGTTTCTCCGTTTTGGGGGAGCTTTATTAATAATTTTTAAGGAGTTATCAGAAACCGTTGGTTTCTGTCCGATTAAAATTTGCGGCGCGTCAACATAGTTGACGAAGATAGCCGCAAGAAGAATGAGGTGTATTATGGATGATTTGTTGATGGCGATTAAAAAGAAAATCGCTGAAATGAAGAAAATCGAATTGACGGGGTTTACCAATACGGAAACCGCAACGGCGTATTTTCAGGAAAAGGAAATGATTCTTGAGGGTATTGTCAAAGCTCTTGAGACTATCACCGTTCAGGAAACAGCGCAAGGGGAAAGGATTGCGTCGGAGGTTGACGCTTTAAAAGCTACGGTTAAGGCGTTAAGGGAAGAAATTAAAGGACAGGCAGCAAGACCCAGGGAGCTTTCTAGGCGTGAGGTTCTTTTCAATTTAGGTAAGGGTATTGCCGCAGCGTGGTCGGGGAATTATAAAACACTGGCTGATTTAGCGTTTTCACCTAACTTGAAATCCGATAACTGGACTAATCCTAAAGATGTTTCATGGAGTGAAAAGGGATGGACTGTTAATAAGGCAGCTCTCGGGGAACCTATGGGGAATATGGCAACTAACGATCAATATCTTATTAATCCGATTTATGAAACTGAAATTATGCAGGACGCCGCTAAAAAATCGGTGATGATGAACCTTGTCCGCCATCGACCTATGCTCGGTCCTTCTATTTTTCTTCCTACTCGTGACAGGGGCGGAGTTGAGTTAAACTGGCTTACCGCCTACGGGCAGCAGATCAAGGGGAGTAAGCCTAAAGGGGCGGAGCGTGTTGAATTAAAGGCGTTTACGCTGGCGGGTTATATACCGTGGTTTGATGAATTCGAGGAAGATGTTTTTATCGATTTGGGGCAGATGTTCATTGATGAATTTATCGAAGTGTACGGACAGGAATTTGACCGCCAGTGCCTTTTAGCTGATGATGATCCGTTTACAGGGGCGATGGCGTGTTCCGATGTTACGGAAGTGACTATCGAGGGCGATACGATTGACGATCTTACATGGAAAGATTTCCGTGACGCTGTTTATAAAATCCCCGCTGAGGAGAGAAAAGACTGCTCATGGTTCATCAATGAAACTGTGCTTAATCATATAGCCAACATCGAGGATACTACAGGCAGACCGATTTGGCGCAGACCGACAGAGGCGATGCCAGGGCGGCTGGATTTATACCCGTATCATGAAATTTCAATACTTCCTCAAATTGCTGACATTAAAGAGGATGAACCGTTCGCGGTTTTTATGAATCCTAAAAGAATTCAACATGGAAACCGCAAGGGTATCGAGATAAAGAAATTTGACGCTACTACCGAAAGCCTTGAATACGGCGAGTTGTTTTTACGTTTCCGCAAGCGTGACGGGTTTTTAGTGACAAGACCGAAAAATAATATCCTTGTTTTAAAAACAAAGAGCAGTTAACAAAGAACAGTTAAATAAAATGAAAAGTGAGCAATTAGAAATGAGCAATGGCTAAATATACATTGCTCACTGCTCATTTTTCATTGCTCATTGAAATTTGGCGGCATCCAAGTCTCGCCCTGATTTCGTCAAGGCTTTCATCATCTGCAAAACCTTCTTTGTCTGTGCCTGAATAAATGAAAGCCTGATGTTTTTTACTGAACCAGAAACCAATGGTTAATAATTGAAAGCCGATCAAGTCTGTGGTGAAACAGTAAAGCCATTGACCGATGATTTCCGATTTTATACGCCAGTTTGATATAAGATATATAATGTCTTTTTTTTCTTTGATAGGTGCGAATTTTCCGGCATATTTAAACGCACTATGTATGGAAATATAATGTTTCATAATATCCATAAAAACTCCTTTTTCCCTGCCTAAAAAGGCAGGGAATTATATACAGTCTTATATAGCCTCTAAAATTTTATACTGTTCATCTTCTGACAATTTTTTGATGTTAAAAGCACAGACATGGCATTTTTCTGAATCTTTGCATGCCTGACATACTTTTGATGAATCCATAATAAAAGGTAAAAGTTCGATCATTTTTTCAACGGCATCTGTCATGTGTTTGCCAAGATACCAAGCGAAGCGGCGCATAGAGACTGAGCCTTTTTCCGAGAGCTGTGGACTATAAAAATTTTTGTATTTTGTAGTTGCCATTGTTAACTCCTTAAAAGAAAATGTTTTAATGTTTTTAATTGTTTTTTACCGAGCCGTACGGCAAGGCAGGCGAAATATCTAATTTCGCTGTTATGTGCTATATATATAACTACTTTACATATAAATAGTTACAATGTCAAGATTATTTTTTATAAAAAATATATATGTCGTATAACGTTCATAAGAGGAAGCAAAATTATAATTTTTGACTGATGACAAAATTTCTGAAATTAATAGAGATTTCGGAAATTTTGAAAAGCCAATATAACGAACATAAGAAATATAGCTTTGTGATGTTATTGCGGAGCCTGACAATACAAGAAGAAAAAAAACCGACTGCTGCGGAACAAGAAAATATTTGCAAGCATGATTTTTTAGGGCGAAGAGAAATATAACCATACATGACGAATATAATAATAAATACTGAATATACCTAACTAAGATAATATATGTGAGTTTGCTTGTTACTATTTTATTATTTAGAATAAATCCCATAGCCGCACACGACGGATAAGGCTGCACTTACCGGATGTCTGCGGCGTACTAAAAACAGAGAAAAAAGAGCAAATTGCAAAGAACAGATAAATGAGAATATATTCTTAAAGATGTAACTGTAATATATAAAGGGATAAAAGGCTACAGATTGCCGAAGTATATAATTATAAAATTTTGCGTAAGCAAAATTATCCTACTATTTCTTTAAATTACCATTGAAAAATAAATTAGCAAAATGGTGTCCTATGTAATAAAACGGATCGGAGAATAGGTAGCGGAAAAGCCTAAGCAAGCCGCAGGCTTGCGGGCTTTGGAGCGTAGGGAAAGGCGTTTCCCTTCTTTAAAAATCATCTAAACATGAAAAAACTATGTACATAAAGAATTAAATACTATATAATAAAATAATAATTGCTTTTTATTATATAGTATTTATAAAGAGATTTATTTTCTGTGTTTTTACAGAATGGAATTTTATGAAGGTTATAGGTGCGCAATAACTTTCATGGATATTCGCTAGTAAAACATGGCAAATGATAAACCAAGTAAAACTGAATAAATATAAAAAACAATTAAATTTTTATGAAGGAGGATTTATGCCAAATCCTAATAATGACAATAAGGCTAACCAGAAAAACCCTAATAAGGGTACTGCTGGAACAAATAAGCCTTACGACAAAGGGCAAGGGAATACAGGAAAACAGTTAAACCCGAATAACAAAGGTGTTAAAAAGAAATAAATCTATTACCTGAAAATTCCCCCATCCTTTTTTGAGGGTGGGGTTTTTCAATTATTTCGATTAAAATTATTTATCTTGTTTTTATACCTGTTTTAAACGCTTTTACTTTTTTACGGCTTTTTACCTTGGCGGCTTTTTGGGGGACTGCCGGATTTATAGTGGTTCGCTTTCTTTTTTTGCTTGCCGTTTTTGGTTCTTTGGTTTTCTTACCTGAAGGCTTTACCGCTTTTGGGATTTTACTCAATACGGCGGTAAATTTTTTATCGGATGAAAGTTCGGCGATTTCTGACTGCGCCTGTATATCAAGCCAGAATTGAGGCGTGTTGCCGAAATATTGTCCTAAGCGTATGGCGATATTGGCTGATATTTTGCCTTTGCCTTTTAGTATGTTCGCTACTGATTGATACGCCATCTTGATTGATTTTGATAATGAAAATGGATTGATTTGATACTCGTCTATATAAGACTGTAATACTTCCGCTGGTGTTTTCAGATTTGTTTTTGTTTTTGGCATAATAATTGCCCTCCTTGATTTATTTTAAATTATATATATTTATATTGAACAATGGCAATATGCTAATTGATATTTTTATGTAAATTCAATTCTATATATTTCTTTCTCTCCCTTGTTTCTTAGTTCTGTTTTCCAATATGTCATTCCTATTTTTTCGGCGACTTTTATAGAAGCTATGTTTTCTTTATCAATTATTGCTATAAAAGTTTTTATTCCTTTTTTTTCCATAAAATGTTTGATAATTCCGTTTGATATTTCCGCTGCGTAACCGTTATTCCAATACTTTTGATTTACATAGTAATTAATTTCAAAAAATTTTTCACTGCCGATTATTTTTTCCAATAAACCTGCCATACCAACTGTTTCTTGCGTGCTTTTCAGTTCGAAAAACCATAAATCAAATTCTTCTTTCATTGGATTTACCGCTATTTCATTGAAACTTTTAATTAAATTGCCTTTATCCCTTGATCCTCCGACATATTCTGTAATTACATTATCAGTCCATAAATCGATAAGAAAATTCAGATCATTATTTCTCTGATACCTTAATTGTAATCTTTCTGTTTCTAAAATTATATCATTCATTTTTAAAAAAGACGCAGGGTAGAATATCTCTTAATTAATATTATAAACATTAGCTCTCCATAAAACAATAGTGAGAAAATGATTTAAAGCTGCTGCTATTGAACGGCAGACCTGACCATGCGTGTTGAGCGTTAATCAATGCGGCGGTTTCGATAAACTGCGCTGACTGCCAATAGGCTAAGGGATTATCTGACATTATTACAACATCAATGATGGCGCCATTTAAGTCTGCTATATAGACGATGGCGGTTTTATAGAGCCGTTTGTCTGTACCTGAAAGTCATAGGTCACGGGCGTTTGGGGAAGAATTGTGTCCGCTTGATTCGGCAAGGTTAGAGCCGAGTTCGTCTATACTTGACGGGTCTGATGTGCGAAGATGAAGAACAACAAATTCGTCTTTCTTTACTTCGGCTGAGGGGAAATCGTAAACCGTTTGAACGGGAGAAGCGGAATTGGCGAGGATAAAAACACGCAAGCCGCTTAAATTGCCGTTTGTCTTTATGCGGAAACTGTGTATCAGGAAATAAGTCTTTCAAAACTGCTAAATATTCCTTTAATTAAATTGGATTCATCATGGAGAACGCCGCTAAATTTTTAATTAACATCGCCACAGCCCCATATATAGCGTAGGTGATCGAGTAAACGGCACTATAACAAACTAGTACCTGTTACACTAGCGCTGGAACACCTAGCCGAATGGAACCCAAAATACCCTAATAGGGCATTTTACAATTACCGTTTGTTATGTGCTGTTGTGGCATTTATCAAAACATTAATATTGTTAAATATCTTTAATGAATATTTTTTGTTTTGTAATTTTATCAAATTCCCCTAAATATTTATATCCAAGTTTTTCCCATAATTCATCATCACTTGTAATATAAGCTTTATTGGCTTTATTTTGAATAAATATATCTTCAATA